GTGTGTCTGCGGTAGACAACCTTAAAGAAAGTAATTTGTGGGTTACCAGTAAGGTAAATATCCTGTGCGCCATAAGCTACAAGTTGCATCAATCCTCCTCCCATTTTTTATTATATATTTAGAAAAAAATTTTAGAGAAATTAAACAAATTAATTAAATTTATTTAGAATAAAATTATGAAAAAAAAAAGAAAATAATTATTTATCTTGATAAGTTAGATTAATAAGAAATTTAGTTAGAGTATGCGAGACCACCCATACCACTCATGATACGGAGGACATTGTAGTTGACGGCATAGACTGTGACAGAAGTGCCATTTTTGGTGGTTGTACCACTTAATACAGCATTGTCAATTCTGGAGAAGTTACAGGTTCCAGAAGGTTGGTGCTCTTCGGGTTTGAGGGCGAATGAGTAGACACCGATTCTGTCGGTTGCTTTGGAGGTGCGGGCTGAGTTAAAAGTGCCATTACTTAATTTAGAAACTACAATTTTATCAGAAGCGTGAGCAGAATCTCCGTGAGCTGTGAGTTTTGTGTTAGCGGTGATTATTGAACTTTGGGCACCATTCGCAAAGGTAATAGAGGTGCCGGTACCAGTAGCATACGCCGCTGTTAAAGATGCAATGAAACTGGTGCCAACTTCGGATCCGTTCGACCCACTCCCAAGACCTACAGCAGTGTCTGCAGCAGTAACAGTAAGAAGAACTACATCACCTACAACCATAGCACCCAGGGTATCTAAATCCCCAGCCGCAAAATTAATTGTTGTGACATCATTAGAACTCCTAGCATATGTGGTCGGATCCAGCAATACTGTAGGAGATTGATTATCAAGAATTCTTGTAACCTTACGGGCAGCAAGTGGTAAATTCTGTCTTGGAACAGAAGTGTGGTAATCAAATGGTTGTCTAAGAGTGAAATAATCATCACTTTGTTTGGAAAATCTTTCATGACCATTTAACTTAAGAACAACTTCATTCATTTTAACATCTGAAGGTAAAGTCCAGATTAATTCTTTAACTGGGTGATTGAAGTTTAATTTCATACTAAGAGCTCGACCATCGGAAGGAGTTGTCCCACTTTGTTCTTGAAGTTGTTCAATTAGGTATTCGTGTGAAACCTGAGCAAATCTACGTCTTTCATCGGTATCAAGGTAGATGTAATCTGCCATGACAACACAGGAGGCACCGGTCGCGGTGCCTACATCAGAAAAAGCACCCCATACAAACTTAATCTTAACTTCATGGTACTGAAGAGCGATAAGTGGAAGAGCAAGTCCTGGGTTTCTGCAAAACCAGAAGTTTAGAGGAACCTGGACCTGATTTATTTCATTGGAAATAACTGTATGTGTAGGCGGTATGGTGCCACTGGTCCCAATGCAAGATTGCATAGATTTAAGACCAATCGCCTTTGACTCAGGAGTTGAAAGTTCGTTCCATGCTTCATTCCAAGCAGAAGTATGTTTGTCAATTCTTTGACCACCAATCTCAAGTTCGGCATATTTAACGATTTTAGAACCATTGATAACACCAGCATTTGTTACAGAAACATAAACTTTGTGAACTAAATCGCCATTTCTGGAAATAGTGACACTTCCACTTCCTTCAGTATCAGTAAGTGTTGATGCGCCGTTAATGGTTTGCTGAATAGTTTCCATTGAAAAGTTTGTGTGTCTGCGGTAGACAACCTTAAAGAAAGTAATTTGCGGGTTACCAGTAAGGTAAATATCCTGTGCACCATAAGCTACTAATTGCATCAATCCTCCTCCCATTTTTTATTATATATTTAGAAAAAAATTTTGAGGAAATTAAACAAATTAATTAAATTAATTCATTTTTTTTATATTACAAAAAAAATTTTAACGGAATAAATTATTTGCTAAGATAACTAAAAAGATAGATTGAGTGAATGTTAATTTTGAAAAATCTGTGTCCTTGTTTCCAAAATCTTTTATTAATTTAGGAGCAACGTAATTATAGGAAAATTGTACTAAATAAACTTTTACTAAAAATATTAAAAGCATAAATAAAAATGTTTGAACTTTATCACCTTGAGGCAAAAAAGATTTAGTCGATCCACCCATTAAAGAAATCATTTTATTATTAAATAAATATTTTAATCTGCGATATATTTATTAAATATTCCATCAATTGTTGGTTCATCCAACTGAATTTCTAATAATTGTTTCACTGGTTTCATTATCTGATTTGATATGTAAAACTTATAATCTAATGCTAGATTATTCTTTAAAATATAATCTCTATGTTCAATTCTATCACCTTGAAGAATATTTTTTTTCTTTGGTTGACCTTTTCTTTTACCACTCTTATATTTATTTTTAAAATCATATAATCTATCATCTTCTAATTCATAATAAGCATAAGGTATTCTATCATTAGGTTTTGGTTTATTACCTGGATCTCTTTCAGCTATTCTATCTGCTAAAACTTTATGTGCGATAGTTTGTGGATTTTTATAATAACCTCTCAATGATTTTGTAATTACAAACATATCAATATTATCTTTGCTCATCTTGCCTGTATTAATATTATCTAATGTTGTATCTAACCATTTTTTTGCTTTATCTAAATTTTTTTCTCTCATCAATATTTCCAATAAATTACCATACACATATTTTACTATAGGAGCATTATCTCTCCTTTTCATTACAATACCCATAGATGTGCGTTTAGGATCTTCTAAATATTCTAATTCATGTTTATCACCTATATATCTCTTTTTACTTATAAGAATAAAATTCTCAAAAGTTTTTTCATATTCTAAATCTTGAGGACCTTTAAATTTAGATTTGTCTATCGGAACACCCTGATACTTTAACCCCTTAAATGCTAAATTCAAATAATTATCAGTTACATATGCTCCTGCTTTTATCCCACATTCAATACAATGTTTAATTGCATCTGGTCCAGTTAATAAATTACCATTTAAATCATATCTTGAAAACTTAATAAATACCGAATCTGTATCACCATAAACAATTCTCGCTCGATCCTCTTTTTTAACAATATTTTCATCTTTACAAATTAAATTATTTTCATCTGAATTTACCCATTCAATTGTTCCATTTTCAGCATCATAAATTCTTTGTCTACCAATTGCCGTTGTACAAGCTGCTAATTTCTTAAAGAAGATAGCACTTGTTTTAGCACCCATAGCACCATATACAGAATTAGCAGTAATTTTATAAGATAACTGGAAACCATCTAATACTTTCTTTTTATCTTCAGTTTTTGCTTGCTTCATCCTTTTCTTTGTAGCACTTCTTTCATCAAGAAGAGTTTTAAGAATCTTTGGAATAATTCCATATTTAGGTCCTTTTTCTTCATCATAATTATTAAATTGTGACTTAAAATAACATGTCGTTTCAGTATCTAATTTATTTTTATCCCATTTTTTATCTTCAATTTTAGTTAATTGTTCAGCAATATATTTTTTATCATCTTCTTCCATTAAATAATATTTAGTATCATCTTCTTCATCTTTAGATTTTTCTACTTTTGCAATAACTCTTTTTTCATTTATTTCTTTAACAACAACATTATCACCTTTCTTAAATTTTTCAGTAAATTCATAATCACCATATGTGGCGCATGAATATTTAAAATCTTTAATTTCTTTAAAATTATTATATTTTTCTGGATTTTCTAAATATTCTTTTTCAGTACAAATATATGTATCATGTGAAAAGTTATTTTCAATTATAGAACTTGGATATAAAGAAGCATAATCAACTACAGCAATAGGATCTTCTAAATACATACCAGTAGTATTTCTTTGAACCGGATCTAAAACAATTGCTCCTTCAAAACCTTCTTTATTATTAGGATCAAATGCTTTTAGAGTCGGTATAAGAATATTATTTTCTACTTTATTACATTCTTTTGTAACTAATGATAATACTTTAATACCTTGACCTCTCAAGAATATAAATGATTGTGGAACAGAACAAACTGTTGCCATACTTTGATTATTAGTAATAATATCCAATAACAATACTAAATGAATTACTAATTCACAATCCATAATACAATATTTTGCTACAAGCGCTCTGCCTTGAGGACCTGTAACTTTAATACCATTTGTTAAAGTTAATGTATCATTATTTTTTTGACAATCAAAGATATCTTGTGGTAAAATATCATCTTTTGCCAAAGACCATTCAATATATTCGCAATCAACAATTTTTTTAGTTTCTTTTAATAGATCTTTATCAGAAACAATCTTAATAACTTTTTGTTTTTGTATAATACTATTGATTAAGTATTTTTTATCTTGAAATTTATAATTACCCCATTTAGTATAAATATTAAGATTGATATAATCACCTTTTTTAAGGAAACCTAAATTTTTAGTTTCAAGATCACAAACAAATACTTTCTTTCCATCCAAAGCTCTATTCCATGATTTTTTTACTTTAACTTTCCCTTTCATAAAATGAGAAGATACATTATCTAGTTTATAAGATTCAAGGGCATGACCTTTTTGAACTTCTTTTTGCATATCAAACAGGATTCTACCATCCATCTGAATAAATTTAAGTATATTATCACCTAAACCTGAAGATGATAATTCTTTATCAATACTTTTACATTCTTTATTTCTAAATTTATCTTTATCATTTTGTATAATTCTACCAATCTTATAAAATTTTGATTTAGGACAATGTTTACAATGATCTACTGATTTGTTATATTNTTTACACATACATCTTCCATCAGAACCAATAGGACAAGGAAATAGTATATCTACTCTTTCACAAATNAAATTAAAATCAAAACCAAAGATATTATAACCAGTAATATAATCAGGACTATAATCGCACATAATATCCGCCCATTTTACAAGTAATTCTCTTTCAGAATTACATCTAATAATTTCAATATCATAATCATCAAGTGGATCACAGATTTGATCTTCAGGGACATTTTCTTTATAAACAACAATAACTCTTTTATATTCTTTTTTAACATAATCATAAAAGACATTACCTATTTGAATAACAGGATCACCATCAACTGTAATATTATGATAAATACCTTTTTTATCAATGTATTTTAAATGTTTATCAAACACTTTACATATTTCTTTAATATATTTGTTTCTATTTTTAGTATTAAAGAAATCATCTACATTATCAAAGATAGTAGTTTTTGTAAATTCATCTTTTAATTCTTTAATATTAATTTTTTTATTGAAATCTTTAATAGATTTTATTTTATGAGAACAGTTTGTATGATTAATGTCTGCGATATTATTATTTTCAGCAATACCAAAAGATTGATGTAAAATCAATTCAATGATAAGTATAATAAAACTCTTTTCAACATTTTTATTTTTGATGATAAAATCATAAGTATCAGATGCTAATTTTTTGAAATCTTTTCTAGGATTTGGGAAATCCCCATGAGAACTATCGCACTCAATATCAAAAGAACAGATTCTAAAATTTGCAATATCATCTTTATCAATAATTTTGATATCTTTATAATCAATATCATAATATTCATGTTCGCAATTAAATATTTTTTGTTCACCACGTGATTTATAACACCCCTTATCAATATGTATCCAACCACAAGATTTAATATTTGTATCATGGATAAATTTCAACATAGGACTTGTTTTAGCTTCATAAAGATTTGCTTCACAATCACAATTTTTTTCTTTTAATAGTAACCATTCGGTTATGAAATTATTTTTGAATATATCATTTTCAGGTTCAACTTCTTTTAATGTTTGTAACCAAAGATAATAATTTTTAATAGAACTAACATATTTCATCATACTAAATGCTGTTGTAAAACTTAGTTTATAAAAGAAGAAATATTCATCTTCATCACTAAAAGAAAAGTTATAAAATGATTTTTTTTGACAAAGTTCACTATACTTCATTCCACAATAATATGGACAATTTTCATCTGTATAAAAGTACATTTTCTTACCGACTTGTTCATCAAGTTCTTCTTCATCAATATCTTTATTTTTTGATTTAATTTCTTTTGTAATGCAATGTCTAAGAGAAACTTCACAAAGATTTTTAAATTCATATATATCATCTTTAGGTACTCTAACATAAAATGAAGGTTGATAATTTTTTATATGACAAACGATATTTTCATTGTTTTCATTTTTACCATAGAGAGTAACATTATATTTGAAATTATGATCATCGTCACCAATGTCAAGAACTTGAAAATCCATTATATGTATATTATAATTTAAAACTTTATATCAAATTTATTCAAATTTATTCAAATTTTTTTATAATTAAAAGTATAATATGAGGTATGAATTTATTGATATCCTAAAGGGAGTTGCTGTTATATTAATGATAATTTTTCATATTTTTTATTTTCCAAATCAATATGGATTTAAAGAATTTAATTATGATACAAATACATTAAATATAGTAGCAAAGGTAGCACAAATAATATTTATAACAGGTGTTGGTATAAATATTTATTTATCATATAAAAATAGTAAAACAAAAGAGGAATTTTATGAGAAGCAATTAAAAAGAATTTTTAAATTATTAGCATTTGCAATTTTTATAACAATCTTTTCATATTTTATATTTGGTGATAAATTTGTAAAATTTGGAATCTTACATTTCATGGCAATTGCTAGTTTATTATTATTGTTATTTGTGGATAATCAAAAAGCGATTATAGGTATAATATTTGTAGCATTGATTCTTAAAGTTTTAATTGAACAAGATCCTAGTATGTTTTTATTTGTTCCTAAAAAATTAGCATTTATTACAGGTTTTTATTCAAGTTATTCAGCAGTAGATCATTTTTCAATTATCCCATGGATATCATACGTTTGTGCTGGATTATTGATAGCTAAATATGTTTCTGAAAAAAAAATAAATCCACCACAGATTTACAAAAAACTGAAAGAAACAAATATTGTAAAAGGTATTCAATGGTGTGGTAAAAAGTCATTAGAGATATATATTATTCATTGGATTGTATTATATGTATTTTTTGCTCATATTTACCCAAAATTTAAAACTAATAATAATATAAATGGATAAAAAACACGTGAAACATCTTTCAGTACCAGGAGATGGTAATTGTTTATTTAATGCAATTGTAAATTCATTGCATATAGATAAAGTAAAAAAGAAATATAATAATAAATTTTATTCATATTCATTACCAGAAGATGAATTTTATAAAAAAGCAATGAATCTTAGAAGAAGAACTATTAAGTGGTTGCGTGATAATCTAGATTTTGTAGTAGGAACTACTGGTAGAACAATCGCTCAAGAAATAAATGAAGATTTAGAATGGTCTGATTCACAAGATGATATGGATGGTTATTTAAGAACAATGAGTCAATCTGGTGAATATGGAGGACAAATAGAAATTACTGCTTTATCAAATCTTTTAAAGAAAAATATTAAAACATATATAGATAAGGGGAGAACATATAGTCCTATAGGATTAGGATACAAATTAAATGATAATGAAAAAGATAATATTTTGATATATCATAATTTAAAAAAATCTAAAAATAATGTTTCTCATCACTTTGAGACATTAATTTTAAAATCAAAAGTAGAAATAGTAAGTAAACAAAGATTTGATAATCTTTTCAAAAGAATAAGAACAGTTCCTAATAAAAGAACTAATAAAAGACGAACAAAAAAACAATTAAATAATAGACGAACTAGAAGAAGATAAATTACATTTTTTCATTATTATCATTATCATTCGTATTTAATACTTCAACAATATTTTCTCTTTCAGCATTTTTAAGATATTCACCTGCTTTTTTTTCTACTTGATTTGCTTTTTCTAACCCAGTTTCAATATCACGAAAAGGTAAAACTTCTTCTTTAGCAGCATTTACGGTTTTATTTACAGCATCGGTACTAGCTTTTCCAACTTCTTTAACTAAATCTTTTTGAGCATTAATTGTATTTTCTTGAAATTTCTTAAATTCTCCTGCAAAATCAAAACTTTTCTTTTTAGAATCTGCTTTGCCATTAAATTCATTTTCAATTTGTTTTCGTTTAATTGTTTCAATATTTTTACAGAAATTTTTATAAGATTCTAAATCATGTTTCATATAATCTTCATATTTACCAGATAACCCGAAAAATTGCCAACCTTCTGTTTT